AGCAAGTTCAAACTTACTTCATCAAAAAGGATGCTATCACAGTCATCAAGTACCAAAACGCTTCCTGGATCTGCATACCTGTAAAGTAACTGGTACAAGCCAATTGCACTTGCCGCACCTTTTTCTGTTCCAAACTTAATTGGTCTGTCAGCAAGTTTATCGAACATGCTATTTTTTTCAATAACTTTTTCAACACCGTAACTTTTGCCAACTCCTGGAGGGCCTGTTACAACCATACCACGTACAATACCGTCAATTGAGCCCTGGGTCATTTCATCCAGGATCTCAAAACGCTCACGGAGCCTTTCAATAATCTGTTCGTCTGTTTCAACTTTCTCCGTTACAGGAGTTTGTTCAATAACTTGAGTTTCCATATCTTTGTATGTATTTACGGTTGAATAATCGCTAATTCCGGTAACTTTAACTCTCATGTCTTTACCGCCAGCACTTACAGTAACGTATCCGGTATACTTGCCTCTTGGCTTTCCAAAACTAGTAAATTCCTTTACTAAAGTTCCGTGTAAACCGGCTACTGATTTACCATAATAAACGCCTGAATTGATTACAACTTCCATTTGCACCTCTGCTTTGTTGTTAACAATATTTGCTTTCTTATTCATCATACCACTATTATACTACCTTCATGTCAAAGAGTCAACAGTTTTCTTCAGAAAAAGGCATTTTTTTGCCTTTTTTTGCTCTTTTCTTGCCTTTTTTTGCTATAAAGTAACGTCGTCAAGGCCGGCTACCCTGAGCTTTATCACGTTATTAATTTGGAACTGTTTTGCGTCGAGGGCTTTTATGACGCCTTGGAATTTGTTTCTAATCAACGCAAATTCATTAATTAGTAATTGCATTGTGACAACTTCATCTTCACCATCTATATATTTTTCAGCATCTCTACTAGTTAGGGCTCGTTGATAGTGTTCTAAAAACTGCCTGTATTTTTTACTACGTATTTTTCTGAGTTGAATATTTAGATTTTCAAGGATGGCTTCTATTTCTTGCAACTGATTAAATCTGTGTTCAACAATTTGAGGTATTTCTCTACTCAATTTTTCAACATTTCCTTTAAGTGTACAATCAAACCTTGCTTGCTGTAACTCAGCATCAAAGTAATCGATACACTCAGGAAGAACTGCCAGATTATCCTGAACCCGTTTAAACCAAGTTTGCATCGTTATATTTTAGTAATCACCATTTCCGATTTGTAGGGGGTCTTCATCATCCTCGACAGTATCATCTTCTCCATACATTGTGTGGAGTATTGCAAAAAGCACACCATCAAAATTTTTAAGTTCATGATAATCGTCTTCTAAACCCATATCACTGTTCTCAAATGCTCGTGCCAATTCCTCAACAAAGGTTGGCACTTCTATATTTTTGATATATGCTTTACCAATTTCATATATGTCTACGAATAATTGAACCCTTTCCTCATTAAACATACTACATTCTCCTAGTCTTGAAAGTCGTCAATTATAATTTGTAATTTTTCAGGAATCCAATTCTTTCTAAATTCCTTTATTTCAGTCCCATCTGGTTGTGTATATTTGAGTTTATTCCCGTCTTTAATTAAAAGACCTGCCTTTTCAAATAACTCAACCAATCCACTATACGGATCCATTCCGGATTCATAAGGGATTTTTATTTGTACACTTTCGAACGGTTTTGAAAAACGAGTTTTCATTACTTTACAAGCCGCTCTAATTCCACGTACATCAGTTATTTTATTTCCATCTTCATCTTCTTTGAGTTTAAGTTTCCTCATAGCAACAACAATAGATGAAGCATATATAAATCCTTGACCCCCACTAATTTTATCGTCTGGGTCAAACATATCCTGTGAAGCATAAGTGTGATTTGTTGCTACTACGCCTACAGGATTTCCGGCAATTAGATTAACTGCATTTCTAACCAATGCAGTAAGTGCTTTGGGTTTGCGACCCATATCACCTTTCATATCGCCTCTTTCAAATTGATCAACATCAGTTGGTGTAAGTAACATACCTAATGAGTCAACAACAAACAAAACTTTTTGTCGTTCCTCATAGGGCATATCTGAATATTGATCTTTATACCCTTTCATAAATTCACTTACAAATTTAGCAACTTCGTCAATCATTGAAACACCAAATCGCATAAGTTTATCTTCTGAAGTATCGACACCTAATGCTTGTAACCAATCTGAATCAAGTGCATTTTCTGAATCTAATACTATAGGAAGGATGCCTTGTTGTTGTGCTTGCTTTACTAAATTACCTGAACAGATAAAACTTTTACCTGATCCGCTTTCTCCAGCAAAACACGTAACTCTACCTAATGGAATACCTCTATCAAACTGTCCACTAATCAAATAGTTAAGGGCATAATTACCTGTATCAATCCAGTCAATCGTGTCTGTAAACCCAACTGACATGCCTGGTACTGCTTTAGTTATCGATGTTCTAAATTTACTAATATCAAATGGTCTACTCATATTTCTCCATAATTAGAAAATTAGGGGATCTTTCGACCCCCTAAAATTGTACTTATTATTGAGCCTGTTCCGTCTTACGATTACGGATCATAGCAAGAATTTCCTTTGCATCTGGCTTTTTGCCGTCTGCGGAAGGATCTGCTGTAACCGTCGCTGTAACCGTTTCGGAAGGAGTGGAATCATCTCCAAATGGAAGACCATCTTCTGCTACTGCCTGTTTCAACTTATCTGTAACAGTTGTGGCAGATGCTTCAGTAGTTGGAGCAGTAGTACTGGCAACCACTGGAGATGACCCAGTTCTTGTATTACCATTTGATTTAAGACCATATGGTTTGTAATAATCGGCCCAACGTTCTGGATCATAAAGTTGTCCATCAACACTGGCTTCAAACATTTCAAATATGACCTTCAGTTCTGTNTCGGAAGGTTTCTTTGGCATGTAATCATTAAGTGTAAACAACCCATTGGTNTCGATAGCGGCTCTCTCAGTCTCATTAAGAGATCGCTCTTTACGTGCCCAATTAGAAGTTGAATAATCTGCATACTGACCTTGTTGAGTTTTGACTAATTTAAAGTCTGTTCCTTTTTCATAATCAGTAGGAACTTCCTCAAACTCAGGATCCATTAATGCGGCTGTAATGATTTTGTGAATACCCGGATTTATTACAAATCTGCGGATAGGATTTTCGGGGACTTGATCTTCAGTCATCGGACTGTCTACGACAAATCCTTGATAAATGTAAGATCGTTTCTTCCAATATTTGCGAGCTTCATCTTCTAAACTTGGATCCTTAAACCAAGGTCGAATTTCAGCATGAATTGGACATGTTTCTCCCCACATTTCGATACAAGGAACCTGGACGGTAATATTCTTATGCTCGTCCTGAGCCTTAATACCTGGGAATGCCAAACGAACCATTTGACGCTCTTTCCAAAAGAACGTGTTCTCTTCGTCTGCATCTGGAAGAAACCGCATCAACGTAGATTGTCCAGTTTGAATATTCCAAAATGGATAAATTGCGTTGTCGGAAGTTGATTGTGAGGTTGATTGTTGTTGTTCGAGCAGTTTAGCTCGAATATCTGCGAGTGTAGCCATATTATTTCTCCTATATTAGCCTGTGTTAGTTATTATTAGTTTATGATCGCCTCGATCATATGCAGTAAAATTTAACTACATACGAACTATTATACAACATCTTAAGGCATGTTGTCAACCTTTATTATTTATCTTATAATTTAATTTACGGCTGGAAATCGCCAAATGAGGTTTTTTGACTTTCAAAGTCGTCTTTGTCATCAATATCGCTTCCAAAACCTTCAATTTCGTTTTGACCGTCTTTATGCATATACGCATCCCGTTCGGATTCTCCGCCTTCTTCCCCACCTTGCTTAACGTAACCTTCTAATTCATTTTGTACCCACTCGTGGGCTCGACCTTCATCTCCGGTCATTACGTTGTAATCCATTTCACCTGTATGCATATAATGTCCAAGTAATGCTTTATAAAATGTATCATGCTTTGGCTCATCAAGATTCTCTCCGCCATCAATTACATCTTCAAGTTCATTAGGAAACTTCTTTAAAATAGTATCGAGTTCTCTATCAGCAGTCGGGTAACCATCTGAATGCTCAACTATTATATCTTGATACTGTTTCATGCTATTAACTATTTTGTCCCAGGCCATTATATATTCCTTATATTTGAAAAAAGTCTACGTTTGCGAGTTTTTCGATATCAGTTGCATACGTTGCTGATGCAGTTTCCATCATATTTTCACCCTTTGGTGCTGGCTTCATTTTTTCAATAACGCCTTTCCAAATTTTGATAAAACGAGATTTTTGGTTATCATTAAGTGATTCAAAATTTTCACTTAAATTTAGCATTGATTTCCTAAAATCATCATCACCTGTTATGTTTGAACTGTAAACAATAAACTGGGTTGTTGGATCAAAGTTTTCATTAATTTCTGCATCTTTGTTCCATTTAATACTATCTATATTGTAGTTCTCAGTATACACTAAATCTTCTTCAATGTCAAGTCCATTTAAGATATCTTCACTCAATTGAGCAATAATTTCCCATGGGCCTTCAACATGTTCTTCTAAACCAAATACTGAATATAAATTATCTAATTGGTCTTCTGTAACCATTTTAATTTCTGGCTGTTCCCAATCTTCAAAGTAACTGTTATATGACCTACTTGACTTGATTTGTGTTAGTTGTTTTTTATTAGTTTCTACTTGTTCTCGTACACGATTTAAAATTAAACTTGCATGTTCATTTAAACCTTCCTTTTGCATGGCTCGGGCAAAAGTTCTTAAACTTTTAATGTTTTCTGCAAGTGAAATAATATGTCGTCCTTGTGAATCATATGGTGAACCTTCATTACCAATATGTCGTGCCATTGCTCTTGCGGCAGTCATATTTTTAACTGGCATGTAAAATCGTTCGCCTCTTGTATTTTCAATCATAATATCTTGAATATGTCGTGATCTGCTACCTACTACTTCTTCATCAATTTCTTTGGTATGTGTAATCTGAATTTTTGCAGGTTGTAATACATGTGTACTTTTCTTTGCAGACCCATATGGTTTTACCATACTTTCTTGCATCTGAGCCATTTCGTTTTCCCTTTTTTTAATTTTAGGTATACGAGAAAAATCTTTTTCTCGTATTTCTTTTCCGTATTTACGTACAATGATGTCATAAAATGGTGCAGTCTTACTACGTTCTCGTAAAAAGTTTATTAGGCTTTCATAATTTATTTGACCTTCTTTTGGGTCTAATACATCTGCTTTTGCACCAAAATAAACTCTAACAGTTGATGGTGTAGTTGTTGAATCAAGAAAAATTTGATAATCGTTTTTCTTATCAATGAATCGATTTGCTTTTAAAGCATCAATTTCATTTGCACCCTCTTCATTATACATTGTAACTTTGGAGCCAATGCCAGTAACGTATTTTAATATTTCATCACTCAACATCGCTAATTTGTTGTCTGATTGTATTGGCATTTAAAAGGACTCCAAAATATTTCTAGTATTTATGTTAATATTGCAATC